CCTGCTACTGTTGACCTGTCACTCAAAATCGCTTGTTTTATATAAATTAAAATAACCTTTTCTATTTGCTCTTTAAAAGCTTCTGCCTGTGCTTTAACCATAGGGTCAGCATTGTCACTTACTGATACTAGTCTCTCTAATATTCTTTCAGTCCAGTATTCAGGACTTAAACCTTTATTTTGTGTAGTTTGTACCGCTACCTGCCCTATAGTAGATTCTGTTTTTACACTAAACATTTAATTTCCTATACCCATCTCTAAAAGCATCTTTACGATTATAACCATCTGATTCCAATGTAAGTCTACCTAAAGCCTCTTTAAATCTATTTTCATAATTTGTTAATATGTCTGGCTCACCTTTCATAAAAGTATAAGCCTCTACTAAACTTGCATATAACAACGCTTCTGTTGCATTAGTACCTAACCAGGAAGTGCCACTTGAAGCTACAGTAATTGATTCAGGTATATAAAAATAATGTAATTCTACTGTCAAGTTTGCATCAGGTGACGGAGCTACTATAAAAGTATCATCATCAAATTGTGCGTAAAATTTTGGACTACCTGTTGTGCTAGCAGAGGGATATGCCTCTCTGATAAAACTAACATCTTTGTTTAAAAGATAATCATAATTATTACTGCTATCTAAAACTGCTAAAGAAAAAGGATATAAATAATCTGTAGGTGTTGATAAATAAGGATTACCTGAAGTTAATGTTCCTGTAACATTTTTTCTAAAGTTAGGTAATTCAACTGATTTTATAATTCTATTTTCTGCCTGCACTATAAGAGTAGGCAGATTAGTTACAAAAGTAGTTTCTGTATTTTGTGTGTAATCTTGTATTGCTGTTTTTAATGTTGTGAATGTCCAACTCATGTTATTACTACCTTAACTTTACCCACTTCACCTTTAATATCTAAACCCATAGTGCTTGAACCAAATTCTGTAACACCACCACCTACAGGGTCAAAAGCATAATAACTAGTTGAATCTTTTTCTCCTGTATCAACTCTAGGATTATATAAATTTTGTGGGTCAACAATATTCAAATCACCTAACTTTAATTGTGGATGGTCTTCATCTAAACATTCGTAACAAACTCTTAATCCATTACGTTTACTGTCAAATATTTCATATTGCAGTTCATTTAATTTATATGTAAAGCCACATCTATCACATTGTCCTAGTGCTTTTTTACCTCTTGCGTATGCCATTTTTATCTATAAGTTGCTAAATCAGGCACAAACCTTACTGCTGCTCTTTCTCTATCAGCATCACTAACTTCATTCCATAATTCATCATATCGTTGTTTTATCATAGGAATCCGTTGTGCAGCTTCAGGTATTTTACAAGCTAAATTATATGCCAAAGCATAAGTTAAACATGGTAAATACCTAGCAGGTACGTCTGCATTATTACTTGCTACTGTTCCTGCATCTTCAATTTTTTGTATATAGTCATAAACTAAAGTATAAGTTTCTGCATCATCTGGTGTTGACCACAAAACAATTTGTAAAGTGCCTGTATTTTTATCTACAAAATACTGTGTAGGTTTAGCTTTATTTAGTTTATTAGCTTGATGATTGTATTCTGTTCTGGATATTCTGTTTAATCTTTGGTCAAACTGTTTATCTACATCACCTGCATCCGTTCTAATAAAAGCATCTATAACTTCTATAGCAGAACTATCTAGACTATAACTACTAGTGCCAGAAGATAAACTTACTGTGCCTTGTTCAACAGTCCATAAGTTTAAACCTTTATTTTGCCATTCTAGAAATACTAAATTTAAAGCACGTTTAGCACCCATATAGCTATAACCAGAGCGTAATTCAGCTCCAGCTATATCATAAGCCTCTTCCATAATATCGCTTAAATCTAAATTAAATGTATGCGTACCGCTTGTTGCCATATTAGTTTTTCTTAATTCTAGTTATTGTTATTCCAGATTTAGTTTTACTAATCTTTTTTTTTGAAGCAGGAGCTTTCATAATTTGATTTCTCATATTCGCTCTACTTATTACCATACTAGCACTTCCATCTTCTTCTTGCCTGTCTTATCCTAGAATTAGGGTCATTTCTAGTTTTAGCAGAACTACGTTTTAATTGACCAAGTGACCTTGCACAGTAAGACTTTCTGCGTTTAGCAGCTTTACTACCTTTTTTTACTTTACCTGTAACTGCTGTCTGTAACTTAGAACCAGGATTTGCTTTACGATATGCAGCAACTCCTTTCTTAGTCATACCAGCACCAGCTTTAGTGGGTCTAAAGTTTGCACCTTTACCCTTAGTAGTTCTAGGTATAGATTTGTCTCTTTTGCGTTTAGTCACTAAAATTAAATTTAAGACCTTTTATCTCTGCGACCACCAGCAGAAGAACCTTTAGTAGTCATACCGCCACCGAACATTCTTTTGACATAATCTCTGTATTGTTCAACTTTAGCTTCTTTTCCTACTTCAGTTTTCATACCGCCAGCAGCCATGTATTTTGACTTTTTCATGCCACCGCCAGCCATATATTTAGTATTTTTGCTTCTTCCGCCACCAGCCATGTATTTAGTATTTTTACTTTTACCACCGCCAGCCATACCTTTAGTTGTTTTTTTGCCTGCCATAATCTCCTCTCTATTAAATAAATATAATACTCTGTTTTACCAGAGTATTATAAATTAGAATGATACTACTTTTTTTTAGTAGATTTCTTTTTGGTTGTTGTTTTTTTAGTAGTTTTCTTTTTTGGTTTTTTACCACCAACATAAGCTTCATTTACATCAGGTGTAGATGGGTCATCAGCCACAAAGTGACCATCCTCATCTCTTGCTCTGACTCCATTTAATTCATCACACTTACGTTGTGCATCTTCTAAATCAGGGTCAGGACCAAAAACAGGTCTATAAATACCATCATCTCCTAAGCTTAAAACTTTATATTGAGGTGGAAATTCACCAGTTTCTGAAACTACATTACTTTTACTTTTAGCCATAATAAATTCCTGTTAATCAGAATATACTTTAACCATCTCTAGTACTATGGAATAAGTATCTCCTGAACTGTGACCTTTAGTAGTAAATAGAATATCTCCATTTTTACCACTACCTGCATTATTAGGAATACCACCAAAGTCTTGAAAGTCCATATGTCCATTACTACTTTCTGCTAGTTCCATTAAAAGAACATTAGTAGAGGCATTAAAGAACAATTGAACTGACATACCAACAATGGCATGGCTAATACGCATAACTCTAACTTCTGAGCAAGAAGCTCCTGCAGAGTTAGAACTTAAAGCAGATACATCTACTTTAGCTACTGCGGATTCGCCTGTGCCATCGCTGACATTGGTAAACTTCATAATACAGTTTCTTTCACCATCTAAGATGGTTTGTGAAGTTACTGTATCAGCCATGATTTACTCCTTATGATTGGTCAGTAAATGCTGGAGCATCTGCACCTTCTTGATTACCCCAGATGTACCAGTTAGTTGAATCTTTAGCTAAGATGTTGATTTCAAATAAACCAAAGTCAGTTAAAGTAAGTATGGAGTTTGAGTTACCATCAGCGTAAACAGAAAGATTATCTGCATTAGAATCTAGGTGAATAATTCCACCAATGAAGAAATTAGTATCTGAACCTGTATCAATGATAAGGTTTTCTGTTTCTTCTGCTGCACCACCATAAATAAATTTAAAGTAAACACCTGCAGCAGGACTTGGTAGTGTAAGTGTTCTATCTGCTGTAATAGCAGGAACTACATTAATACGACCACCATTAGCTGTTGCTGTTAGTGTTGTATTTGCATCAGTAAGAGCTACAGGTGTAACTTTCATACCATCACCATCTAAGGTGAACTCAGTAGTTATAGCTCCTGTAGTTGAATTTTTAGAAACGACTGAAAAGCCGTTTTCGGACCTAAGCGGTCCTGAAAAAGTTGAGTTTGCCATTATTAAGTCTCCTTAAAAGTCTATCGTCTTGGCGAGTCTGCTAGGTCAGTCGATAGAAAAATATTACCCTAGACGAAAAAAAGGGAGACTCTTGCGAGCCTCCCTTAAAGTTCTTACGAACTACCTGGTGAACCAAAGATACCAAGTGGGTCAGATACTCCAAAGGAATATCTTTCTCTAGCTTTGTATCTAACATTACCAGTATCAAAGTCACCATCCATAGATGTAGTCATAGGACTTCTGACGAAATGCTTCATGCCATCAGGAATGTCAGTAGTAATAAAGAAAGCATTTGTATCAGTCAAATAGTGGTTGACTGTAAAGCCTTCTGGAATTACTCCATTAGTCTTGATTGCATTAATGTCATTATCAGAAGTTCCGACTCTGAAGTCACTTTGCAATAATCTAGTAGCAACAAACTGAAGGTCAGATGGTACTATTAGTTTTCTTGGTCTGGCTGCAATTTTAAGACCTCTTTCATCAGTATATTTACCAATTTGAATAACTGCATCCTCGAGAGATGTTTCATTCAAGTCAGCACCTGAAGAAGGTCTATTGCTGTTAGTTCCACCACTTACAAGTGGGTGAGCTGTGCTAAATAAAGCAACACCATCACCTGAAGAGAAAGTTGTAGAGAATCCATTATTTAATGGAAACGCTGCTTTCACTTGTTTTGTGTAAGCCATTGCACGAGCCAATGCTTTAGTGTATCTACCAGAAAGAGAAACATAAAGGTTATCCTCCATTGCTTCTTCTGTTATGGAATACCCCATAGCAATTGTTTCGTGGGTATAACGTGCTACGAAAGACTCTTGTGCAGTATCGTAATTGATAGCTGAACCTTCATCTTTTACTGGAGCAGCTCCAAAACCTGATAACTTGAGTTCTTCTTCAAAACTTCTTTCAGAATTCTCAGTTACATAAATTTCTTCATGCTCATTTTCGTAGTTGTTGTACTCTTCTCCAAACAAGGCATTTAGTCCAGGTAGGAGTTGTTTTAGCTCATTAGCTCTTGATATAGCTGCCATAATATATCTCCTTAGCCTATGCCTGTTGTGTTGAGCAATTGATGCCCTACGTTAAACATAACAAGTACATCTGTAAAACTATCACCGATAGCACTATCTGGTCCGTCAACAAAGTCAACGAGCTTTAAAGGTAGTGTATTTGTAGTAGCTGCTGTACTTCCGTCTACTGCATTTTTGCTTGTACCGATTGTAGTACTACCTGCAGTTTGAACTACTGCAAAGTTTTTCCCAAGGTCATCTTGAGTAAGTGCTTCGTCAGATTGCATCTGCATAAGTATAAAAGGGTCTGTAGCAACATACGCAACAATATCATCTGCTGCCGTAGAAGCAGGATAATATTGATTTGGTGTGAATTGACCTGTAGTTGGGTCTGTGTAAGCACAACCAAGGAATACTCCAATGGGAGTTAATGATGTAGTACCAGTATCTTTTTGGATAGTAGTATTAGGGTTATCATCTGCCCATTTTACAAAATCACCATAAAATATGGATGTGCCAAAAGCATTTTTAATTTTGTAATGAGTTACTTTACCTTGATAAGGACTTCCAACAATTGTTCCAACTGGTCTTGCTCCGTGAGGAGTCGCACTTGAAGCCATAATTGTCTCCTTAAATTAAATTAATTATTAAAGACTCCTAAGAATCTTTACCAAAAGTTGTTTTAGAATTACGTTCAAAAACTTGTTTTGTCGCCATTCTATTATCCTGGTCTTTAAAGTACACATTGTCAACAGATTCGAGTTGAGCCTGAGCTAATTTAGCAAAGTGTTCATCTCTTGCTTTCGCCTTTTCTGCTGGCATTTTGCACAATAATTGTCCTCCTATCTCTACATTCCCTTTCTTTGCCCACTCCGAGTTGTGGTCCATCATGTGTATTTGCAATTCAGGATGGTCTTGCAATTCACATGGAATCCACCCCTCACGAAAACGTCTAGATACATTAGGATTATCAGACTGACCTAAAAGGGCAGTTCTAATATACCTAAATACCCAGCCTTCTTGTGGGTCAGGTGCAGGTAGGTTTGACACATTTTCCCAACTTGGTGTGTGTTGGGTAGCCTCTCGGCTATCTGTTCCCCTAGGGGTACGCTCTTGGTCTGGAGAGTCAGTAGAAACTTCCTCAGCTTGATTAGTGATATTATTTTCTTCTGACATTTAAGCCTCCTTTAATAATTGATTTGCGTATTGCTCTGGACTAATACCAAGTTGGCGAGCTAGCTTAACTTGTGTCTGAGTCAATCGTATTTGCGAGGGTTTTTTATTACTGCTATCCCTCGTGGCAGATGCGACAACTGTTGAAGGTTGTCTTTTTTCTTGTATGGGTTCTTCAACTTCCGTTGTAGAAACACCAAAGAAACTGGGGTATTCTCTACGCATAGCTTTGTCTACTTCTTCATAATAAAGTTTTGACTGCGTTTCAGGTAAAATTCCTTGATTGCGTAGCCTTTGGTCTATAGTCATAGCATAAGATGTCATTTCTTGATGCTCTGGTACTGTACTCATAAACCAAGGATTTTGTGAAGACCAAGCTTGCATATCTGGGTCTATCTGTTGTTCTTGTATAGGCTGTTGAGGTAAATTCTCTGCTATTTGCTGTTGCAAAGATTGTGCCATAGTAGGAGATTGCTGTTCAGCTAATGTGGCTCTAGACAACAACTCTTGTGCCTTTGTCATTTCATCAGCATTACCTTCTTCGTAAGCTTTTTTAAATTGTTCTTGTGCGTTTTGTTTTGCCCACAAAGCATTATTGTATGCTTGTTTATTTAAAACTTCACCGCCTTGCTGCACCATAGCTTGTAGCCTTTGGTTTTCAGACATTAAAGTTTGTAATCTTTTAACAGCTTCCTGTGATTCTCTTGTGGCTGCTTCTTTAGCTCTACGTTCTTCGTGATACTCATATTTAATTTGAGCAATTCTTTTACCTGCTCTTTCACTATAATCAGCTATTTCTTTATCTAGAGCATCATCATCTATTTCTGGAACATTTAATGCACTTTCATCTTTTGCAGGTCTTCTATCTTCTTGTGGAGTATCGTCTATGACTTCAACTTGTAAGTCTTCAGGAACGTCATTTTTAATTTCTGTCTGCACACCAAAAAATTTATCTTCTTGAGATTGTTGCACAGATTCAGATATTACAGGTTCTTCATTTATTATTTCAGTATCACTCATGCTCTAACTACTCCAGTTGGGTCATCAACTACTGCTTCAACAGTATCGTCATTAATTAAACGAAACTCTTGTCCATACATTTTCATGCGAGTACCAGAGTATGCACGAAATACTACCCAGTCACCTACTTTACACCAAGGTCCACTAGGAAACCTTTTAGTATCGTTGTAACATTCTGGTCCAAGCTTCATAACATATCCGCAAATATTACTAACTTCTTCATCTTTAATAGTTTGCGTAGCTTTTACAATGCCACCATCTGTTTTCTCATCTGCTCTAGGCATAGCAACTAGTATCTTCCAGCCTGTAGGTTCAGGCAGTTGTGATTTAGTTTCTTTGTCTATTTCAGGAGTTTTAACACTTTCTGGTTCTGGTATTTTAACTTCTGCTTTACTCATATATTTTGCACGACTTTAAGGAGTCGAGTTCCTATTCTGTGAGAACTCTTTCGACATAATCTAAAAGTTCTCGTTCTGCGAGAGCTAAACCCTCGATAATACCTGATATCCTTTTATATTCAGAAAAGTCTTTAATACTTCCTGTCGCTAAATGGTCGGTATGTTCATTCATCATACCACGCAACTTCAATTTCATATGTTCTGAAAGTGATAGCTGTGTGATATCATTGTTCATTCTATTCGATATCTTTAGCTAAATCCTTACCAATGTCAAGACCAAGTTTATATTCATCTAAAGTTTGTTGTCTATCGGCTTGTTCTTCTTCTATCAAATCGCTAGCAATTTGCTGTCCAATTTTTAAACCTGCTAATTGATTCTGAGAAGATATTCTTTCTCTTTCTATGTCATCACGATTAGCTGCTTTTGCTGCTTCTAATTGTAAGTTAGCTTGGTCATCAGCTATTTTACGTCTTAGCTCAGCCTCTTTAATAGCAACTTCTCTTTCTTTCATTTGTATTAATGGGTCTTTTATTTGCTCTTGTGCCTTTTCTTGTGCAGCTCTTTGCTGTGAAGTGCCTAACACTCTCTGTGCTGCTTCAGCAACTAATGCTGATATACGTTTCTCAACATCTGCTGGTAGAGGTTCACCTTCAGGTGGTAGCTCAATACCCATCTCTTCTTCAACCTGTTTTCTGTATAACATGGTTAAATGTTGATTAACATAATCAGAAGCTGCTGCAAGAATAGTTGGTGCTTTAGGACTTCTTTGTACTATCTGCATTATCTCAGGATTTTCTTGAGCTGCTGCAATTGTAGCTATATGTGCTTCATGGTCTTGTTCTATAAATGCTTTTACAGGTTTTCCATTGATTAAATTTTGTACTGCTGTAACTGGGTCAACAGGTTTTATATCATCAGTATCAGGAACTATTGCATCTACATCTTCAATTCCTAATACTTCAAGCATTTGTCTATGTAATTCAGGAAGGTTATACATCTCAGGAGATGATTGTGCTAACTGCATAGCAGCTTGATACTGCATAATTCTTTGCGCCATTGTTGCAGCATTAGGGTCTGATACAGGCAATATATCTACTCTGTTGTCAAAGTCTGATACTTTAATAAACTCTTCTTCATCCATTTCATATGGATATTTTGGCTCAGTAAAGTCTTTTACTATGCCTACTAGAATATCAAACTCTTTACGCATAGAGGCATGAAGTCTAGCTTGTACTGCACTCATAACTTTTTGATTACGTTCCAACAAAGCTAGTGTAGTACCGACTGGTGCTTGATTATTCATGTCTGATATTTTCATATCAGAAATACTGGCAAACCTTCTGCCTTCTTCTACTATATTTTGCAAAAGTTGATACAGAGTACCTGATGGCTCTTTATAGGGTAAGAATGTGATATTGTCTCTGATTGCACCACCAGGCACATCTACATCTCTAAACTCTCCAGGCATGATTGGGGTATCATCACCTTTTATTCTCAGACCTCGTGCTTTTAGTCCTCCAGGGAGATTAGATAATGTTCCTGAATCAACAAGTTGTCTTAGTATGGAAGTTGCAGATTTTGCTAAACCACCTACCATATGAATTAAACCAAATCCGTAAAATCCTAAACCAGGCAAATACTGATAATGCACAAAGTGCATTCTTCTAATTTTATTAGGGTCATCTTCGTAATAATTTCTACGAATGCTTAAAACAATTCCACTAGGATAATCAATAGTAACTACATAAGGTATCGCTATACCTGTTTGCTTTCCTTTAGAATCAGTATCTTCAAAGCCTTCTAGGTCTAAATCAACCTGCATTTCTAGTATGGTATGGCTTTGGTCGTAGTTGTAAGTGTCCTGTTCTCCTGTTATATCATTATATTTTTTAGTTATATCTGATAAATTTTGAGAACCTGCAGGTAATTCAACATCTCTGTAGAATCCATTAACTTGCATTTTTCTAATAGTATTAGAAGATTTACGCATTACATGGGTAGCACGTTCACAAGTCTCTAAATCACTAGCTCCATAATTAACCACAACATCTTCTGCAGGTACAAATATAGAACTAGGTCTATCTAAACTAGGGTCAAAATAAACTTTACGAAAAGCAGAACCAGCTAAAGGCAAAGAAAAAAGCATCTTTTCTGTCTCTGTTCTGTATTCTGACATTTCATATGTCAGTAAGTAATTTAAATAATCTTCAACTCTCTTTGCTTGTTTTTGTTTATCGTCAGTAATCTTGCCAACAATTTTAGTTCTTACAGGACCTTGAGCAGGAAACATTTCGGTTATTGATTGTGACTGGAAACGTATTACTGCTTCTGAGAGCATTGGGTGAAATACTCCACAAGCACCTGCCCAAGGCTGTGTTCTTTCTTCAATCTTCAATCCTAGCTGGTCTAAGCCTTTTGTATATGTTTCTTCCCAGTCAGAACGTGATTCTTTGTCTCCGTTATATGCACTAACTAAATCATTACCTAATTCAGTCAAAGCATCATCATCCATAAAATCAGCAAGATTTGAGTCAAAACCTTGGTCGCCTACAGGTATTGCATTAGGGTCAAAGTCTATAATCATGCCACCATCATCAGTCTCAATAGCTACTGACTCTGGGTTTTCGATTGCAATACTAATAGCTGAATCTTCTGGTTCTTGTTCTACAGTACCATCTACAGGAGTAGCTGGTCTTCTTTCTATTGCCATTTAAAATCCTAATAATAATTTGCAGTACGATTATGTTCCAAAGGTTCATCTTCTTCGTCAGAATACAATGAAACAAAACCACCTTGTCTGAATCTTAACAGAGCTTGCGTAGTGCTATCAACTAAATCATCATGCTCCATATTTGGAAATCCAGCAAACTCTTCTATCGTTTCTTCTGCCCAACGAGTCTCAGGACACCATATAACTCCAGATGCAAACAAGTCAGATACTGCATTTACTCTAGATATTTTGTCGTTACCTCTACTAGGTGTGTACTCTTGAACTGGTATTCCCATTGCCCTCAACTCAAATATTAAAGGCATACCTGCTGCTTTTGCTTCTACAATAAACGCATCAGGTGTATAAGCTCTATACTTTTCCATAGCCATTTTCTTTAACTCTGGAAACTCTAAACGCTCTTTATACGCATCTAACAATATTAGATTAGGTGCTAGCATTCCGTCATCATCTTCTAAATAAAAAACACCCCAGGTAGTGCAAGCAGAAAAGTCAGCTCTTTGATTTTTCATAAAAGCTGTATCCCAGCTTTGTATTACAAATTCACATTGTGGAGGTTCTCTACCTTCCCATATATTCCACCATTCCCTTTTGACTAATGCACCTTCTTCAGATGTAGGGTCTTGCTGGTATTGAGCCATCCATTTACTATTAGGTAGCTCTGCTTTTAAAGCCTGTAATTCTTCTAGTTTCCAAAATTCTTCCCACAAAGGGTTGCCTGAAGGCATAATGGCAGGAAGTTCTATAACTTCCCATTGGTCAGCACCACCACGTTTTATGCTAGCATCTATGAC